AGGAAAAAGTGTCTGATATTACTTCAGATGCTCCTATCGCAACCGAAGCGGTAGAAGCTGCAAAAACTGAGCCTGTGGTAGTAGTAGCAGCTCAATCAGTTGCTTATACAAAGCCACGCTCACCAATTATCAACAAGGCAACATACTTGGAGCATTCAGTTCGTGCAGCTCTAGGTAATGACGAAAGCCGTCAATATGTAATGGCTGCTGACACCACAAGCAATAACTCAGGTCTAATTCCAACACCACAATCATCAGAGGTCATCAATGGTCTTTCAAATGCTGATCGTGGATCAATCGATGCAATCTCTCGTGGCGTATTGCCAGCATCAGGAATGACTTTTGAAATTCCTAAGATCACAACTGTTCCAACAGTTACTGAGGAAGCCGAAGCAGCAACAATTGACACAACTGACATGGCATCATCTTTCGTAACAGTAAATGTTAAGAAATTTGCTGGCGGACAAACATTCTCAGTTGAATTACTTGATCGTTCATCTCCAGCATTCTTTGATGAATTAGTTCGTCAAATGGAGTTTGCTTACGCAAAAGAAACTGATAAATTCGTAACAAACGGAATTATTTCAGCAGGTTTAATTGCAACAACAGCTCAGGACAACACAGCTGCCGGACTTTTGGCTTATGCAGCACAAGCAGCACAATTAGTTTATTCAAACTCATTGGGCTTTGCTCGTAACATTGTTGTATCTCCAGAGCAATGGGGCAACATCATGGGCTACAACGACAGCGGTCGCCCGATCTATAACGCATCAAATCCTCAAAACGCAGGTGGAGCAGTTGGCCCACAATCATTAAGAGGCAATGTGGCTGGACTAGATCTTTATGTATCTCGTTCACTATCAGCTCTAACCTACACAACTGGCGATGGATCAATGTTTGTAATTAATCCAGAGGCTTACACATGGTATGAGAGCCCACGCTTACAACTTCGTTCCGATGTAACTGCGACAGGACAGGTTTCTGTGGCTTACTATGGTTACGGAGCACTTGCAACAAAGATTGCAAACGGATCAGTTCACTTCAACAAGAACTAATCAATTTAACTGAGTGCCTAGGGTTGCTCCCGATCCTAGGCATCCATTAAGGGAGTAAGGAGATGACATGCCAAGCATAATTACAGCTACCCAGTTGAGATCTGTGCTTGGTGTGTCGTCTGCTTTATATGACGATACTTACCTAAATCAAATAATTGACACCGCAGAAACAGTCATTCTGCCAATGCTAGTTTCATTCAAAGCACCTATTCAAGCAACCTCATTGTCAGACAATGTTGCTACATTTACTACACTAGGAATTCATGAATTTACCGAAGGACAATCAGTTGTCATCACAGGATGCGGATCACCGTACAACGGCACACGAACTGTCTTGGCAGACAATCTTGGACAATATACCTTTTCAGCATCGATCACTAACGCCGATATACTCGAAGCTAATGTCATCCCATCCGGAGTTGCTACCCTTTCTAGCGCATCAACTTATGTTGGAAACGCAGCTGTTCAGTCAGCCGTCTATACAGTTTCAGTCGAAGTTTTCCAAGCAAGACTTGCCGGCGGAGGACAAATCGAAGGCGTAGATTTCACATCAACACCATTTAGAATGGGTCGATCATTATTCAATAAATGCGTTGGTTTATTGGGTTCATATATGGACACCGACAGTTTGGCTCAATAGTGCCAAGCACAATTCTTTCAGATATTCGCACACCACTTGCAACTGCCTTGGCTGGTGTTGCTGGAAATGTTTATTCATTTGTGCCAGAAAGCGTTATTCCACCAGCTGTTGTCGTAGTTCCTGATTCTCCATATTTAGAATTAGAAACAATCAACAAATCTACTATTCATACAAAGATCAATTTTACAATTTCAGTTGCAGTTGCATATAACAGCAATCCTGCATCTCTCGATAACATCGAGCAATTAATTATGAGTGTTCTGGCAGTTATCCCAACAGGATATATCGTCAGCTCGGTTGAAAGACCGACAGTTACCCAAGTTGGTGCATCAACGCTGCTTATCGCAGATGTTCGAGTATCTACCTACTACACACAAACAGCATAAGGAGAAATCATGGCAACAGTCGTAATTACCGGTCGTGATGTTGGTTTATCTTTCACAGGTGGAACAGATATTCAAGCACAAGCGACAAACGCAGTATTAACAAAGGTTAATGAGCGTCAGGTCTATCAGACAATGGATGGCGAAGCTTACAAAACCACAAACATTTCTGGAACATTTCAATTGGATATGTTGGCAGATTGGGGCAAGGCAAACTCAGTTTGCGAGGCTCTATGGACAGCAGCAGAAACTGCACCAGATACAGATATCAGCATGACACTTACAGCTGCATCAGGAGCACAATTTGTGTTTCCAGTAAAGCCTGAGTTTCCTACTGCTGGTGGTTCAGGTGTTGATGCTCAGACAGTATCATTCACATTCACAGTATCTAAAGGCGCAGTAGTAGAAACCTTTAGTTAAAAAATAAAACGGGAGCAAAATGAAACTACCAATTACAATTGAATATAACTCAGGCGAGCAAGCAACTTATATTGCCCAACCGCCTGAGTGGGCAAAATGGGAAAAGCAGACAGGAAATACCATTGGGCAAGCAAGTGAAAAACTTGGCATTTGGGATCTTATGTTTTTGGCTTATCATGCTCATAAGCGTGAAGTTGCCGGAAGCAAACCAATCAAACCAATGGATATTTGGATGGAAACTGTAGCTGATGTCATCGTTGGTGATGCAGACCCAAAAGCCACAAAGCAGGAAGCCTAAACAGGTTATTGGTGGAGTTGGCAATAGCCACACACATACCAATGAGCGAATGGGTTGATGCAGACGACATTTTGACAGCGATCGAGATATTGGAGAAACGGAATGGCAAATGAAACAATCGCCTACAACAAATCCGATCTGCGTGATATTTACAAAGCATTCAAACTTATGGATGAACAAGCTACTGAGGAAGCAAGAGCGCAATCTGCTGCGTTGGCGTATTTTGCATCAGAGGAAATTAAGCAAGCAGCTCGAACTCGAACAAAATCTCGCAAAGTTGCGGAAAGAGTTGCGGATGGTGTCAGCATCTCTAAATCCAGCAAAATCGGTGAGTTCAGTTATGGCTTCGCAAGACAGAAATTTTCAGGTGGTGCTACTACGCAAACCCTATGGGGTGGTATTGAGTTTGGTTCAAATAAATTCAAACAGTTCCCTAGTTATTCAGGACGGCAAGGCAGAGGTAGTCGTGGATGGTTTATCTATCCAACCCTTCGCAGAATTCAGCCTGAATTGATTGACAAATGGGAACAAAGTTTTGATCGAATTATTAAGGAATGGGTCTAATGGCTACCGGTAATCGCACTCTTAAACTTTCAATCCTTGCGGATGTTGATGATCTAAAAAAGAAGTTAGGCGAAGCTGATAAAGCGGTCGAAAGCAATTCCAGCAAGATTTCAGAGTTTGGTAAAAAGGCTGCTGCTGCATTTGCAGTTGCTGCTGCTGCTGCCGTTGCCTATGGCACTAAATTAGCCATTGATGGGGTCAAGGCTGCGATAGAGGATGAACAGGCACAGTTGAGATTGGCTGCTGCATTAAAAAGTGCCACAGGCGCTACTGAGGGGCAAATACAGGCAACTGAGGATTATATTCTTAAGACATCACTTGCCACAGGCGTAGCGGATGAACAATTAAGACCAGCATTCCAGCGTTTAGCCGTATCAACTAAAGATGTCAATGAAGCACAAAAACTATTAAACCTTTCTTTAGATATTGCCAAAGGTCGAGGATTAGATCTTGAAACTGTCGCTAATGCGTTAGGTCGGGCTCAGGATGGGAATACCACAGCTCTTGGAAGATTGGGTCTTGGTTTATCAAAGGCTGAACTTTCAACTTTATCTTTCACTGAGGTTCAACAAAAATTATCTGATCTTTATGGTGGATCAGCAGCTGCAAATGCCGAAACATTTCAAGGCAAGATTGATCGATTAAAAGTAGGTTTTGATGAAGCCAAAGAAGCATTAGGATTTGCTTTACTGCCACAGGTTGAGCGATTTATTGGTTTCTTAAATCAAACAGGCATTCCAACACTTAACGCATTTATTGCAGGGTTAACTGGCGATAAAGGTTTAAGTGCAGGATTGCAGGAAAGTCAAAGATCTGCTGAAACTTTAGGTAAGAGCATTGCAAGCGTTGCCGGAATTATTCAAGGATTTATTGTATTTTTAAGAGAAGCAATTGGATTAATTATAAGTCTTGCAAATGAAAGTATTAGAGTTATTAACTTAATTAAACCTGGAGCAGATATTGGATCAATTCCCAATATAGCACCATCATCTCAAATTCGTGGCGTTCCACAAAGCGCAACAGGAACTCCATTTGGTCAAGCCGGTGGAAACACAATTAACATTTCAGTTCAAGCAATAGATTCCGAAGGTGCTGCAAGAGCAGTTGCCAAGGTATTAAACCAAAGCGCATCAAGATCAGTTCCACAGCTGTATAACTCAGGCATTAGAGGCGATTAATGACAGTCTGGACACCTGACTGGAAACTGACTGTTGCTGGTGTTGATTACACCGATATAGCAATTAGCGACATTGCTCACCAAGCCGGCAGAGATGATATTTATGCTCAACCTAATCCATCTTATTTACAGGTGCAATTAGTTGCGTTATCAGGTCAAATTTTGCCTTTTGACATTAATGACAGTTTAAGTTTACAAGTTAAAGACAGCACCGGATTTTATGTAAATCTATTTGGTGGAGATATTACCGATATAACTGTTGAAGTTGAACGTGCTGGCAATGTTGCCACAATTGTTTCTTATACTTTATTAGCAATGGGATCTTTAGTTAAGTTAGCAAAAGAAATTTACAATGACACACTGGCTCAAGATCAAGACGGCGATCAAATCTATGCTTTGTTATCTAGCGTATTACTTGGATCTTGGTCTGAAGTACCAGCAGCTTCAACATGGGCAACATACGATCCGACTGAAACATGGGCAAATGCTGTTAATTTAGGACTTGGCGAGATCGATCAGCCTGGTCTTTACACAATGGAAAACAGGGCAGCCAATCCAGATACTGTTTATAACATTGCATCTCAAATTGCTAATTCAGCATTTGGATATTTATATGAGGACAATAATGGAAATATTGGTTATGCTGATGCTGACCACCGCCAAACTTATTTAATTGCTAATGGTTATATTGATCTTGATGCCAACCATGCTTTAGGTGTTGGACTTGCCACAACTACTCGATCAGCTGATATTCGCAATGATATTTATATCAATTATGGCAACAATTATGGATCTCAGGAAGTTGCTAGTTCGCTGGATTCTATTCAAACCTATGGCTACAAAGCTGAAACCATCAATTCTTTAATTCATGATGCTACAGATGCTCAGGAAGTTGCTGATCGCTATATTGCACAAAGAGCCTTTCCATTGCCTAGATTTGACAGCATTACCTTTCCAATAACTAACTCTGAAATTGATGATGCTGATAGAGATGATCTATTGGGCGTATTTATGGGAATGCCAGTCAATATCCAAAACCTTCCAAGCCAAATCTCTAACGGAGAATTTGAGGGCTATGTTGAGGGTTGGCGTTGGAGTACTCGATTTAATGAATTGTTTTTGACCTTAAATGTTTCTCCAGTTGCATTTAGCCAAGTGGCTATGCGCTGGAATACTGTGCCTGTGGTCGAGGCATGGAACACAATAGATCCAACTTTGACTTGGGAATACGCTACAATCGTAGCCTGATAATAGGAGAATAATGGCAACTACTACAAATTACAGCTGGACAACACCAGACGATACCGCTTTGGTCAAAGACGGCGCAGCTGCTATCCGATCACTTGGAACAGCAATTGACACAACAGTATTTAACAATGCTGGCGCAGCAATTGCAAAAACCATTGTCGATGCTAAAGGTGATTTAATTGCAGCAACCGCAGCCGATACTGTTGCAAGATTAGCAGTTGGTGCAAATGACACAGTATTAACAGCTGATTCATCAACAGCAACTGGATTAAAATGGGCTGCTCCTGCTACCGGTGGTGGTTGGACATCATTAACAACTGGTAGTTTAAGTGGCACAACAACGACAGTTAATTTTACAGCCACTGGATACAAACAAGTTAAAGTTTTTGTAAAAAATGTTACCGCATCTGCCGATTACAATATGGATGTCAGATTAAATGGCGATTCAGGAAATAATTATAATTGGGTTGGTGTTAAAATGACGGCAGCAACAACTTTTGAGGGTCAAGCAAATAGTGCTGCTGATAATTTTTATGTTTCAGTCTATGAAGCAACTGCAAATGGTTATTTTTCTTTTACGATTGATGACCCTGCCAATACCGATGCTCATAAAATTTTTGCAGGTATTTATACAGCAAAAAATACGGCAAACACTTTTAATCTTGCTGGTTTTGTTAATGGCAGATATATGTCCAATAGTGCAATAAGCAGCATTACCTTTGTAATGGGTGCTACTGCATCAACTGGAACTTACGAAATATATGGGGTGAAATAATGTCAAAACCAATGATACGAATTGTTGAATTAGATGGCACAATTATTGACAGAGAAATGACAAATGCCGAATTTGCTCAACATCAAAAAGATTTAGAAAATTGGGAAAATCGAAAAGCCAAAGCCGATGCAAAAGCACAAGCTAAAACAGAATTATTAAATCGTTTAGGTATTACTGAGGATGAAGCAAAACTCCTTCTCAGCTAATGAAGCCTTACCTATCTAAAGCTGCTGTTCAATTGCGAGAGCAAATTGATGATTGTTTTCCTGATAGATCTCGCAAATCAGATGGTTGGATTGCTTCAGCACAACACCAAATGCGATCAAAAGTTTCAGATCATAACCCACTGAAATCGGGTGAAGTTTGTGCTATCGATATCACAGCGGATCTTGGTGCAGCTGAAGGCATATCTGCTTACCTAGCCGATCAAATACGCATTGCTGGCAAAACAGATAAGCGGATCAAATATGTTATTCATAATCATCATATTGCCAGCAAACTATTAAATTGGCGTTGGCGTAAATATAAAGGCATCAATCCACACACCAAGCACATACACATTTCATTTAAACCAAATCAAACTGGTGAATTCTTTAACATCCCACTACTAGGAGGCAATTCATGAAACTAAGCAAAAAACACAAGGCAGCAATTAAGTCATATTTAAGAGCTGTGGCTGCATCTGGAATTACTGTTGCACTCGCTATTGCTGGAGATGTTAAACCTGAATATGCTGTGCTACTAGGCGCAATTGTTGCGCCAGTCATTAAGTGGTTAGATCCAAAAGAGGGAGCATACGGAATTGGTTCGTCTGAAAAATGACACCCGCAGAATGGGCTGGCTTTGCAGCCGGCATAACCGCCGTATTGGTCGGTTTCTTTACGGGTCTGCGTTATCTTATTAAAGGATGGCTTTGGACTTTAACTCCTAATGGTGGTGCATCTCTTGCTGATAGATTGGCGAGAATAGAAACACGCCAAGAGGAAATCCTGAGAATTATTACTTCAAGCAAGTAGCCTTTACTTATGGCGAACACACGAAAACCTATCAAACGCAAAAAGATCAATCGTCGAGTCGTTCGCCAAACTCCTGAGCCATTAACAAAGATCGATCAACATTACATGGCTCTGCATGAATGCTATAAAGCAGCTAGAAAAGCAGGATTCACACCTGAGCACGCTTTTTGGTTAATGACTGAACATAAGACATTTCCTGATTGGATTGTGGGCGATGGTGGGATCATCCCATCCATAGATCCAACTGACGATGAGGATGACGATTAAGCGATACTTGGTTATTTCGGATTTACAGATCCCATACCACCATGAAACAGCTGTAAAGAATGTCGTTAAGTTAGCAAGGAAAGAAAAATTTGATTCTGTATTGGTGGTTGGAGATGAAATTGATTTTCAGACTATTAGCCGTTGGAGTGAAAAAACACCTTTGGCTTATCAGCAGACTTTGGATGATGACCGCACAGCTACTCAAGAGATTCTTTGGGATCTCACAGAGCACAGCCGAGAAGCTCATATTATCCGCAGCAATCATACTGATCGCCTATATAACACTTTACTAAAAGTGCCGGGCTTGATAGCCCTACCTGAATTGCAATACCCAAAGTTTATGGATTTTGAATCTATGGGCATTACTTTTCATAAAACATTTTACGAATTTGAAAAGGGCTGGATCTTGGCTCATGGCGATGAAGGAAACATGAATCCCAACGCTGGACAGACTGCCTTAAATCTTGCCAAAAAGGCCGGAAAGAGCGTGGTTTGTGGGCATACCCATAGGCTAGGTATGTCAGCCTACTCTGAGGGGCTCTACGGGGCTTATAGACCCCTTTACGGGGTTGAAACAGGCAACCTCATGAACAGGGCTAAAGCATCTTATACAAAAGGCTTGGCTAATTGGCAAATGGGCATAGTCATCATGGACTGGGATGGCAAAAATATGAATGTGCAGATGATCCCAATAAACAAAGATGGGTCATTTACAGCTCTTGGAAAGTCTTATGGGGCGTGAAACAGACTATATCGAGCGCACGATTGATACTCATATCGATGAATTTGAGGATCTTGGCGTTATCTAATCGTTATAAGACACGCCAAAAGTAATTAACACGCTGTCCTTGATCTAAGTCATACTTTATGCATCCACAAAAGCTGTGGATATGTAAGGGAGCAACATGAACACATGGCTAGAAGCAAGAGATCTAGGTTTTGTAATTATGTGGGCAATTGTTGGATTGACAATAATGGCTTGGGTAATTTATGAAATTAAAGAAACTGCATTCCAGAATGGTTATTGGAAGGGCAGGGCTGATGGGTGGAATTCGCACCGCAGATTGGTTAATACCAAAATTAAGTCAGACGAGGTTTTTGACTATGACAAGCAGAACTGAGTTTCTTGATGAAATCGCCACAATCTTGGCAAGTAGAGGATCGATTTACGGAAGCAGTCAAAGCAATCACGAACGAATCTCAGAGTTGTGGTCTGCTTACTATGGAGATTACATATCGCCAATGCAAGTTAGCATCATGCAGCTGCTCGTTAAGGTCAGCAGACTTGCCGAAACTGCAAATCATCAAGATAGTGTTAAAGACATCATTGGTTATGCAGTCATCTATAAAGAATTGCACGACCATTATGACCAAGAATTTGGAGTAGCCGATGGCATTTAATCTTGAGGATTATGAGGATGTGGCAACACTCAACAAATGGTTTATTGCCAATTATCCAATGGGTCGATCTGATATATCAGTTATAAGCCATGATCCTGAAAAGGGTTATATCTTGGTGCAAGCAACACTTTGGCGAGATAGCAAAGATGCTGCACCGGCTGTATCAAATGTGGCATTTGGATCTAGGGAAACTTATATTCCCAACATGAAAAAGTTTTATGTTGAGGATACTGCAACAAGTGCTTTGGGTAGAGCAATTATTCTACTCAAAGGCTCTGACAAAACTGCAACCAAAGATGACATGAAAAAGGTTGAAAACAATCCTACATTCAAGGAGAAGCTAGAAAGCCGCCAAAATATCTATGGCAAACCCGGAAGCAAGTCAGCACAAATTGAAACAATCCTAAGAGATAGTTTTGAAGCTGATAAATCTAAAGAGCCGGTTGCTTGGTCAGTTGGTGATGTGGTTGCTGAGATTGGTGCATCAATACCAAATGAGCCACCTGCATGTCAGCATGGTCATATCTTGAAAGAAGGAATCTCAAAAGGAGGTAAGCCTTATTATGGATATGTTTGCAAAGCAAAAGAGTGTGCTGCCAAATGGGCAAAACTTACAGCTAATGGAAAATGGTATTTTGAAGGAGGTGAATAAATGGGTTATGTCGAAATCATTGATGGTTCGGGTTTTACTGGTCGCATAGAAAACGATCAAGTATCAATCGAACCATCGCTAATGAGATGCGATTGTTGCAATGATGACAGATTACTTC